TTCCTGCGCTGCGCTATCCAGCAGCGGTGCAATGAACCAGTTGCGTAATCTATCAAATATGCTATTTGCCATGTTTACCTCTAATTGTTACCACCCCGCGAATGGATCTGTTACGACCTCGACTGTTACACCGCTCATAAGCTCCGTGTAAGCCCACACCTTAGCATCTAAGCGGTTCGGGCTTGCATCCCCAGGTATCCACAAACACAATTCATCCTCTAAGGCAGGAAACTTGCCTACGTGATGATCCCGCCCTTGCTCCGCTATGGATGACACAGGTTCGGCGCGTGTTGCTTTGCCGCGCGATGCCCATACCAGTTTTACAGGTATATTTCCAATCGTTTTGTCCGTTGATCTGGCGTTGATGATTGCCTGCTTGATGACACTGGCTACCATCTCGCCGCCGTTGTTTTTCTCTGCCACAATACAATCGGCGCGCGCTCTGTGATATGCTGTTATTGCCGCTTGCGCCCACATCTCAGGGCTACCTTGCAAGCTATCGTCCGCCGTTGTGTAATAGTGGTCGCCTAATTTGCCAGCCGTTATGATGCCAGCTTCGTCACCTTCGCTTGTCGCTGATGGATCAACAGCGACCACTACCCGCGCCATGTTGTCAGGCGCTTTCACAAGGCGTGACTTTTCGATGGTGTCCCGCTTCCACAATGAACCCGGCGCTTCGTTCACATCCTCCGCTAAAATCTCCATGCGATAGGATAGATTTGTCATATCTTTAGTAATCTCACCCAGCGCGGTCTTGCTGATATACGGGTTATCCATGCTGGTAAAGTGAAACGCCTCCCACCTTCCGGTAGTGTCGCGCTTTGCCATTTCAAACATCTTCGCTGCGTGCTGTGGATCACGCGCCTTTGATACGCTGCGAGAGTGGAGCGAGGGAGGCGTATAAATAAACGTCGCATCCCCATTGTTGTCTAGCAACATGGGCGCTCCTACCACGTCCCAAGCGTCCTCGTCGATCAACTGCCACTCGTCAAAGATAAGATCGTCTGCATAATCACCGCGCAATGTATCAGCGTTCCAGGCTGTCTTAGCCCTTATGCGTTGCTCTGTTCCGGGTAACTCAATAATGTGTTCCGTCTCGTTCTTGCGAAACACACCCGCGTCAATTGGCTCCGAAAGTGCGCGGGTTATGGTTGTCCAGAAGCGCCCTACCTGTTCAGCGGTAGGAGCTGCATACAGTAACCGCCGCCCCTCCATGAAACGCTTGACCGCATAAATCGAAATGCCAACGGTTTTACCGCCGCGCCTGCCAGCCCGGATAACCTTGCGCTTTGCCACGCTCTGAATAAACGCCTCTTGCTTGGCGTGTGGCTCTGGCAGCGTGACGGTGTACTCAACTGACATTTTTCTTGCTCTCGTAAACGACTCTCAAGATAACTTCACCGCCGCTGGTTACGTCCGTCTTTTGCACTCTACCGCCCACCTCTTTGGCTATGTCATCTAACACGCCGCGATACTGGACAACTTCGGATGCGTTGAACTCCTCGTAGTCCACAATCTCAGCGATTAAACCCGATCCAACACCCTTGACTTGATCTGTCCAAATAAATCCGCCAAACAGATCCTTTTCCATAAGCGCAGCGAGAATGGATAGCTTGTAAACCCGATGCTCTTTTAGTGCGTATCCCTCGACCAATGCGCTTATCTCAGACACAGACCGAATAGCGCGTAAATCCGTCTCGCGTGTCTTTCGGTAGTAATCTACCTGTTGCCGCGAAACATCAAACGGCGGATCGAACTCTGCCGCTCTAGCGTTGATCTCGTCGGTTTGCAGACCGGCGGCGACCCACTCTAGCGTCTTTTCCTTCTGTGCCTTTTTTAGTCTCATCGTCTAACTCCGTCAAAATCTCAGGCTCACAATCTACACTCAACACCGCGCCCAACCGCTTACACTCCATCAACTGAACCGCGGCAAGCGTTTCCATCTCGCCCACGTCAAAGGTAAACCGCAAGCCACCATCAGCCATTGTCTGTATACTTGCGACGCTTGCGAGGAACTTGATAGTGTTCTCGTTTCGCATATCTTCGCCGCCTCCAAATCTCAGTCGTGCGCTTTAGCATCTGCTTCCACGTCCACAGCACCGGCGCGTCGCTGCGTAGCTGGTCACGCTTCACACTCAATACTCCGCCTTCACAACAACAAACGTTTCTAAAACATTGCCGTCAACCGTGAATTTAGCCTCAACACGGTAAGTGTGGTCAGCGGTCAACGAGTGGAGCGCAGGAAGCGTTATCTTGTCGCCAACCACCGATGCCGTGCCCGTCAGGTTGGTGCCGGTAACGTCTGTGCGCGCTCCGGTGGTAATGTCGTAGCAGGCGACTGCAACTCCGGTAGGAGTCGATCCCCACGGCGTAGAATTAAACCAGTATGCTATACTCTCATCTGTGCCCTGATCTTGCTGGCCTTCTGTCACTTCACGGGATGTTGCCATTAATCACGCTCCTGTAAGGTCAATTCCACTGACCGGGTACGTAAGGTTAATTCTGTGCTGCGCTCTGGAAGGGTCAACTCAACAGAACGAGACGGAAGGGTCAACTCTATCCAGCCAGTAACCGCTGCGCTTGGGCTACTCGACGGGCTGCTAGACGGCGACGCGCTGGGACTTGCAGACGGGCTGCTGCTGGGCGATGCGCTTGGCGAACTCGATGGGCTTGATGAAGGTGACGCGGACGGCGATGAACTGGGTGAGCTGGATGGACTACTCGAAGGTGACGCGCTCGGTGACGATGAAGGGCTACTGCTTGGCGTGTTCGATGGTGAGCCACTAGGCGACGTTGAAGGACTGTCCGATGGCGAGCTTGATGGGCTGCTACTCGGTGAGTTGGATGGGCTTGCGCTCGGGCTGGATGATGGACTAGATGACGGCGAGCTAGAAGGGCTATCCGATGGACTAGCAGACGGCGAGTCACTTGGTGAACTTGAAGGACTGGCCGATGGGCTGCTCGAAGGTGAACTCGACGGGCTTGACGATGGGCTACTACTTGGGGATGAACTCGGTGAACTAGACGGTGAGCTACTAGGTGATGAGCTAGGCGAAGATGACGGGCTACTCGAAGGACTGTTGCTCGGACTGCTTGACGGCGATGAGCTAGGGCTATCCGACGGCGACGATGAGGGTGAACTCGAAGGACTGCTAGACGGCGACGATGAAGGTGAGTCACTTGGAGAGGATGACGGACTGGATGACGGGCTGTCACTTGGCGAACTGCTAGGCGAAGATGACGGCGAACTGGACGGTGACGATGACGGACTGTCACTAGGACTGCTAGAAGGGGATGATGACGGACTGCTTGATGGACTGCTTGAGGGTGAGCTACTAGGTGAGCTACTGGGTGAGGATGAAGGACTTGATGAGGGAGAGCTTGACGGAGACGAACTCGGACTGCCCGAAGCCACCTCTTTGAACGCCGCCGCTACAATGCCGTGATCTGCGGCTGTTGCCTCAGTCCAACCCATTGCTTGCAGACCGGCCGTAGCCTGCAACAGGTATTGAGCGCCTTCGCCCCATGTGCCGTTGTCATCGTCGTAAAGCTGCGTGCCAGACCTGGCGGAAGGAGCCCAGCCATTGTCATCTGAGAAAATGCCAGCTACAATGACATCCCCGTCAACATTGGTCGTAATGTCCACCGAGGGGTCGGCCGCTTGCGCCCCCACTCCGGCGGCAACATCCAGCTCCGAGGTATAACCCGCCTGTGCCTTGTAGCTGCTGACGGTCACCACCATTTGGAACCCACCGGCGTTCGGCACTCGGATTGTCTTGGCGCTGCCGGTTGGTGGAGCCAGCAGATACCATAACTCTGCCGATCCTTCGGGGGCTGGGCCTCTGCGGACTGTGTCGGCTTGCGTGAGCGTTAGGCTGTCCTCTACCAGCGTAGGATCGCCGCCAGACCGGCTATTAGCTGCCCCAACGTAGCCAATCGTCACGACAATGACCGTAGCGCCAGCGCCAGGCGTATAGGAAGTATCCAGCGGATTAGCCGTGGATGACGTATTCGCGGTTGCCGGATTTCTTACCTTAGTATCGAAAGTGTGCGCCACTAAATCACATCCTCAAACTTGCCCCAATACGGTAGTTCATACCGTCTCATTTTTCCTCTCTTGGCGCCGGTAAAATTCGTGCCGTGACGAATGTCCAGGTTGGGGGCTACCGTGCCAAACGACTTGTGCTCATAGCGTTGCAGGTAGTCCTTCAAGTAGCGTTGTAGCTGGATAGGCTGCCCGCTTTCGGCGGCTTCACGCGCCTTGCGCATTGCGCGCTCACTCACTACGCCAGGCTCGCCACACCCCAAGAATTGCCTGTCCATCCTTCCGCCGTTCTCAAGGATATTCAGCCGCTCTTCGATGGACTCACGTAATAATTCCTTGTGACAGATAAGCTGTGATAATGCCAACCGCCGCGGCCAGTAGCTGTACATCCCGTTTAGCTCGGGATGGTTGCCGCCCCACTGAACCAGCCAGCAATTGTGGTTGTACCAAAACACGCCCGCGTCGTCCGGCTGGTAGGATAGGTGTTCGTAGGTGTAGAGGCAGTCATGCTCTGCTATCACTACCCATTCCGTTTCAGCCGCCGCCACGCCTGCCAGGAGTTGCTTGTATAAGCTAATCCAATTGCGACCAATCTCACCCAGGCACACGTTACGCCCAAAATCCATGGGCTTCTGCGATACGCTGATAATCGGTATCTCCCGCGCTTCACGAATAAGGATGCGCTGGCACAGGCCGGCTATCTCAGGAGCCAGGCTGTTGTCGGTGATGTAGATAATGCTATTCATTTGCGCCGGAGCCAGCCGCCTCTCGTAAACCCTACCAGATAGCGGCGGTCAAGGTTGGTCTGCTGATAGCGTTTATCCACGCTCAAGAACCAATCCACCGCCTCACCGGGGCCCGCCTTCTGTGCGTTCCTATCGTAGCAATCCTCAACCACGAGAAATTGACCGGGCGTGACAATGTTCCCGTAGTATTTCAATTCCCACTTCACATGCACCCGGCTGTGGTCGCTATCCAGTACCACCATCACGGAGTCGCTGCCTACCATCTCACGGATGCGCTCCACTACCGCCGGGTTGGTGCTGCTATCTTCTACGTAGGTTATGCGCGGGTCTTTGACTTTCTCAACCGGATACTTATCGATGGTGACAACTTGCCCGCCTTCGCCTACCAGATCCAGCATGTCCTTAAAGTAAAGCGCCGATCCGCCAAACTTTGTCCCGGCTTCGATGATCCACTTGGGCTTATTCGCCTGGATGACTTCGGCATACGTAATCAAATCGGTTGGCAGCTTGATAACTCTCACGCCGCGCCATACAGGCTCACGGCGCTCAATATGGCAATGCTTGTAGAATGTGCGCGATAGGTCGTCTATCTTGTCTTGCTCCAATATCATCTCCCATCCAGGCGGATTGAATTTATCCACCAGCCATTCCAATTTACGTACCGCCAGTGGCCACTTGTTATTCAGCCACAAGTCCTTGCTATACTTCCGCG